TAAGAAAAGCGAAGAACTAGAGCGGGCGCATGGAAAGTGAGGGAGAAATGCCATTTTCAGAGTACAAGTACGATTATTCAAAGTTAGAAGCTGCTATTGAACTACTTAAGTTTAGAGTAGAGAGGGCGCACAGAAAAGGCCAGCATGTTCTACTAAATGAAGAAGAGCTTGAGGACATTCTATTGGTAGCCGGAATTGAAGTTGATCGAGAAGTGGAGGTTATCTGATGAAATTTAGAAGACTAAACGCTAACGAGATTGACGCAAGAGTATCAACTATAAGCGAAAAGGGATGTTCATTACTTCTCTATAAAGACGCAAGAGTAGACCAAAACATTCTTGATGAAACTGTTGGCCCTGAGTATTGGAAAAGGTCACACCAGCTTATAGGAAACAACCTCTATTGCACAGTATCAATCTATAACAAGGAATTGGGAGTTTGGGTTGATAAACAAGACGTAGGAACAGAAAGTTACACGGAAAAGGAAAAAGGGCAAGCGTCTGACAGCTTTAAAAGAGCTTGTTTCAATTGGGGCATAGGCAGAGAACTTTATACGGCACCTTTTATATGGGTTAAAGCTGGCGACGTAAAGATTGAAGATAAGAATGGCAAGTCAACAACCTATGACACCTTTTCTGTAAGGGATATCGGATATGACAACGACGGAAATATAAACCGCTTGAAGATTTACAACGAGAAGCAGAAAAAGGTTGCTTATATCTACGGTAAGACAGATTCAACACCTATCACAGAAGAAGAACAGTTTGACAATCAGGTAGAGAAAAGCAACAAGTCAACAATATCCAAAAAGGATCAAGAGATATTAAGACGAGTATGTGAGAACAAAGGTTATAAGGTTGAGGATATATTCACTAAGCCATTATCAGAGCTTACCGGGGAAGAGTATGTAACAGCCTTAAACAAGCTAAACGGGGTTAAGTAATGGAAGTATTCACGGGCAAGGCATTAGACATTATAGCGTACCTTATGACAGCAGATAAAGAAGCTTTGTTTGACCTATCAAGGCATAAGGAAGTCAAGAAACGTTCTTTACTAGCAAATGCGTACTTTCACAGACTTGTCGGGCTGTTGGCAAACGGGGAGGACGGTAGTTTCTTTCAAAAGAAGAATGAACTAATTTTACATTACGGAGTACAAGAATTTGAGAGAAACAAAGATGGTGAATTGATTATAGAGTATTTACCCGACAACGACGATTACAAGAAGCATGAAGTAAAGCATTATTACCCTACTCAGTACGGGGGAGAGATAAGGGGTGTAACAGTAAGAGCGTTTCTTCTCCTTATAGGAACACACAAGTATTCTTCTTCCGATATGGCCCACTTAATAGAGTGTACCAGGAATGAATGTATCGGCTGCGGAATACCGAGAGAAGAAGTTGAAACCTTTGACGAGCGTAGGCTCATGGAGGAATTAAATGCACAAGCGAACAAAAGCCGTAGCAATTCCACCAGCGGTAAGAGAAGCAGTTGAGAAAAGAGACGGATATAGGTGTATATTCTGCGGAAGCGGTAATGCAAGGGGAGAAGCACATTATATCAATAGATCACAAGGTGGGCTTGGAATACCTGAAAATCTATTATGTACGTGCCGAAGTTGCCATCGAGAAATGGACAACGGTATGAACACAGAGTTTTATAGGGAGATAGCAAAGCATTATCTAATGAATAAATACCCCGGATGGGATGAAAAGAAGCTCATTTATAACAAATGGGATTTCTTAAAGGGTTGAGCTAACGCAACACCCGCCGAAAGGCAAAAGAAACTACTTCTTATGGCTCAGGAATTTATCACAGAATGAAAGCCATTGTTTATCCCTTGGCTATATCAGGGCCAAGGGGAAAGGAGGGGGAATTTGAGAGAGGTAACGATCAGAATACCTATTGAACCACAACCAAAGGGGAGGCCGAAATTCACAACGATTGCCGGACACCCACACGCTTATACACCAAAGAAAACACTTAACTATGAAAGTCAGGTATCGGACTTGTATAAGCAGCTATCAGGAAGATATTTCATCAAGAAACCACAAGCAATACACGTAGCTATCATGTTCGGTATGCCTATTCCAATGAGTACGCCGAAGAAGAACAGACCGCTAATGATTGCAGACGAGATCAAGCATACCAAGAAAGGCGATATAGATAACCTTGCTAAATCGGTATTAGACGCTTTAAACGGCGTAGCATGGGAAGATGATTCACAGATTGTATCGCTTAATCTAAAGAAGTTTTACGCGGAAGAGCCGCACATATATTTGATTATCAGGGAGGTATAGATATGAGGGTTATAGAAATTGAATGGGTGGATGAAGGGCCGAGATTTTGTTTTGGTGACGACGAGGAAGAAGAGTTCCGTAAGGCTTTAGATTTTTTCACTATGACTTTTTCATATAGAGTAATTGTTTACCACGAAGAGGATAGAACGGATGAAGCGTGATAGTTTTGTAATGTTTACAGATGATCTTGACATATTAGATGCACTCCCAGATGAACAAGCTGCAAAACTTATGCGCGTTATCAGGGACTATATGAAAGGGATTGAACCCGATTTATCCGATCCCGTTGTTAACGTTGCCTTTTTTCCTATTAAAAAGCACTTGGATGATAACTACGAGAAGTGGTGTGCGACAAGAGAAGAGAGAAGCAAGTCGGGCAAAATGGGAGCCGAGGCTAGATGGGGTAAGAGAAATGAAGAACCCAAAATGGCAAAAATGGCAAATGCTAAAAATGATATGGCAAATATAGCAAATGCTAAAAATGATATGGCAAAAATGGCAAATGATAGCAAAGCATGGCAAAGCATGGCAAAAATGGCTGTATATGTAAATGATAATGTAAATGTAAATGTTAATGATAATGAGAATGTCAATAATATCACCCCCCTAACCCCCCTTGAGGGGGAAAAGGAGTCACCCAAGAAAAAATTCAATCCAAAAGACGCACTTGAAGAACGGATCACGGACGAAAAGCTTAAGGCCAGCATTGAACAATGGCTAAAGTATAAGTCTGAGAGAAGGGAAGGGTATAAAGAGACCGGATTTAAGAAATTACTTTCCGAGATTGAAAACAACGTAAAAGCATATGGGGTAGATGCGGTTATTAGTGTCATTGATAAATCAATTGCCCGGAATTATAAAGGCATAATCTTTGAAATGATACCGCGAAGTAGTCCACAGCCAAGGGGCGCAACAGATTTCAGTAAATTTGTATAAGAGAGGGGTAAGGGATGAACAAAGAGGACTTTGACAGACAGCTTAAAAAGCTTGATGTGATGTATGAAAAATTCAATATAGCTTCACAGGAAGTATACGATATATGGCGCAATTGCTTTAAGGACGCGGATATAAAAGTATTCACCCAGGCAGTTGATGAAGTTATCAAGAACGAGGAATACGCGCCAAACGTAGCGACAGTAAACCGCTATTATAAACAGCTTGAAGAAGCGCGCAGGGCCATGATTGAAAAGGCAAGGGAATGTTATAACCGCGTGATAAATGCACTTGGTTGCGAAAAGAATGTAGACGATTACAGAGAGTACCTTGAATGGCTTGCAACGGTTCCAACACAAGAAAGAAATGAGATTGCAGAACGATTTAGTTATGAGGCTGTAAATTATGCTAATGGTTGTACGGCAAGCGGAACACCAAAAGCGACATTTAAGGAACTGTTGGAGGTAGCAAAAGGATGCTAGACATTGAGAGAAATATAATCGGCTCTATTCTTCTTTCGCCTGAGTCAATTGTGAAAATGAAAATCACAGCAGATATGTTTAGTGATCCAACACTAGGACAGATATTTGCGGATTGTAAAGAGCTGGAAAGCAAAGGTGAAGAGATAAGCCCTTTAAGGATTGCAACCAATATTCAATCCGGGGTAATGAGTAAGGCTTTTGCGAGTGAATACATAAGCGAGATTGTATCGGGCCATGATGCAGCGGCAAGTGATGAATACTGTTGCAAGGAACTGCGCAAAAGGTTCAGGGCAAACCAAGTAAATAAGATTTTAGACCACATAGAGATAAATCCTGATAACGTCGATTCCCTGATTGAAGAATTACAAAGAGACTTTGACGGGCTGAAAGAGGTAAAGGGAAACGATGCGGTAAGGTTTGGAGACCTTATTACCTGGAAGGGAGATTATTTCAAGGATCGCGGAAATAAGATATTCGACACGGGGTTAAAAAAGGTTGACGACACAATCGGTTCTTTGGATGCCGGAGATTTAATTTTAATAGCCGCAAGACCCTCAGTCGGCAAGAGTGCTTTTTCATTACAGCTTGCGAGAAGGTACGGAAGAAAAGGCTTAAAAGTTGGATATTTCAACTTGGAAATGACCGCAAAGCAAGTTTACGAGAGGGCCATAGCAACAACCAGCGGTATCAAAATGAACCGCATACGAAACGCAACGGGGTTCCTGAACAATGAAAAAGAGCTATTTGACAAGGGAAACGAAATTTTATCTCAGGAGCGTAACTTATATCTCTACAACGACAATTTCACAGTTGGCGATATAAGAGCAAAGCAAATGGTAAATAAATACGACGTGATCTTTGTTGACTATCTACAACTCGTAAAGCCCGATAAGCCAAGAGCTACGAGAAGAGAAGAAGTTGGAGAGATAAGCAAGGGCTTAAAGAGAATCGCTATGGAATATCAAATCCCGGTCATTGCATTGTCACAGCTCAATAGGGCAAGCGAAATGAACAAGGACAAAGAGCCGACAATGGCAGAGCTTAGAGATTCAGGAGATTTAGAACAAGACGCTTCAACCGTTCTGATGATGTGGAATAGCAACCCAGCAGACAGAAGCGAAAAAATGCTAAAGGTAGAGAAGGGCAGACAAACGGGAGATACAAAGATAAAGCTTGTTTTCAACGGTGGCCTGATGGCTTTTACAGAAGAGGATGATTTTATGGATATTCCTGACAACATGGAAATACCATTCTGAGGGGGTAAAACATGGAAAAAGAGGTATTCAAAGAAAAGATTTACGCACCGTATAACGAAGCATGGAAAGTGATTAAGCTGATTCAGTACGCGGGCCAAGACGAGAAGTCGGACGCAACATGGCAAGAATACGTAAGGGCCATAGATGAATTTGCCAAGAAATTTGAGAACAACACTTTCAAGGACACTTTAGTATCAATGCTATTAGATGCGGGAGATACGATAGCTAAGATGAATGGGGGTACAGAATGAGACTATATGCACCTAAAGGGAGAGGACAATATAAGCTTCCTCCTGAGATTTACAGACTAGCCGTTCAATGGTGTAGATGCTACCCAGTATGGGTAAGGGAATTAGAAACACCGCCTGATACGAGCAAGGCGATAACGTACGATCAAGACAAAGTACAGACGAGCGGCGGTTATGATGCAACGGCAGAGCTGGCAATAAGGCGAATGGAACTTGCTAAGAAGGTAAGACTAATAAACGACGTAGCGAAAATGACAACCCCGGACTTATACACTTGGCTTCTTAAAGGGGTTACAGAGAACTACACAGCCGACCAACTGATAGCTCAAGGGATGCCGTGTTCTAAGAATCTGTACTACCGTAAACGCTATATCTTTTACTACAAGTTAGCGAAGAGGATTTAATCATGGTATGTGATAACGACTGTTTTAACTGCAAATATCCTGACTGCATTTTAAGAGACAATGAGAAAACGAACATAAAGCAGAATTTAGGAATACCAGCCTTTAGCAAGGAATATTACGCAGCATACCGGGCGAAGAATAAAGACAGAATCGCAGAGCGGTATAAGAAATGGTATCACGATCACAGAGAAGAGATACAAGCAAGAAGAAAAGCAAAGAGAGAGGGGTTAAAAGCATGAAGTGTGAACACAAGGATTGTCTGACTTGTCCATATGACGATTGTATTTATGAGCAGTCAAAAGAAAAGGGCAAGGCACCTAAAAGGACGCATGAACGTAGCGAGTATTGGGCCAAGTATTACGAGGAACACAAAGAGCGCATAAAGGCCCGTATGCGGAAGAGATACCACGAAAACAAAGAGAAGTACAGCGAATATAAAAAAGCGAAGTATCAGAGAGATAAATTTAAGGGGGCGGTATAGATGATATGGGGGTTACTTTTAATAATTTCCTTGGCAATAGTAGTTGTTTCCGTGTACAGAGTAGGCTTCAACGATGGATTTACAGCGGGGCAGATATCAAGATACATGGACGAGAATAGGGGGAGCCACAATGAAATGCGAGATATGCCACCAAGAGATTGAAGGACGGTACATAAAGTACAAAGACCATTTCTTTTGTAGGCAGGACAACGACCAATGCTTTAAAGAATGGTTGTACGACCAAACGGACGGGAGCGACGATATAGAGTACGGCCCGATCGCGGCAGGAGAAAAAGAGCCACTTCCTGAATGGAGCGAAGAATACTTAAACACTTTAGGCATGGGCCTGAGAGATTTTTTCTAGGAGGGGATATGAAACTATACAGAAAAGATTTTAATATATGGCACAATGCAATAACTCTAATACCCACAATACAGATCGTAGTAAATCAGCCGATATATCCGACCAAGAGCATTGAATTGTCGTTTCATTTTCTGACATTCCACGCGCGGTTATTATGGGCTAAACCTAGTTACTGGCCATTTGAGCCATTTGAAGAGAGGGGTAAACAATGAGTAATCACGATTGTAATAAATGTCGATGGGCTGAATGGGATTGTCTTGAATACTACAACACCCGTAAAAAGCAATGGTTCGTAGACGGATGCAAGAAAGAGCAAACCGAGGATGATTGTACGGAATACGAAGAGAGGGAAGAGGAATGACAAGAGAAGAAGCAATAAGAATATTCAGAAAAGAAATTGAATGTTTGTCGCATACCAAGTGTGAAGATTGCATATTTGAAAAATCATGCGACCTAATGACAACACCACCTTACGGTTCGGAGTACATAGATGCTTACAGTATGGCAATAAAAGCTTTAGAGCAAGAGCCTATACTTGACAAGATAAGAGCCGAGATTGAATCAAAATGTGACCGTATAAATAGTTTGGCAAGTATATTGCGTTATCCTACTCACCGAGAAATACAAGAATTATTGTGTGATATTTTGAAGTTATTACAGGCAGAAAGTGAGGAATAAGTGGCATGTTCAATAGTTATAGTTCTAATAATTCAATCAAGATAAATGCAATAAGCGGCACAATAGTAAAGAATTATAGAAAATCTTTTATCGAAGGATTCCACATGAAGTCTTGTGTGGCAGGTAAATTATTGTGTGCCCATCCAACGTTAAATGACAAACCCGTTGTTGTACTGCAAGTGATGTTATGCGGGAATGAAGAACTTTTAGCAGAAATTATGTGGAAAGATGATTTTAACGAAGCATTTATGGTAGATAAGGAGGAATCAGATGCTAACAATACAAAAAACAAATGAGCTATTACCCATTATACAGACCTTGTTTATCGGCATATGGGCGTTGGCAATAGGGGTGATAGTGTGGAAGGGGATAAGATGAGGGAATGTTATTACGCGCCAAGAAACGCATATAGGTATCCTTGTTGTGACTGCTCAAATAAAGATAAAAACAAATGTAGCGAGTATGGGGGTTGCGAGCCGACTACTTGCAAAGATTGTAGATGGTACTGTGGCGACCCTAAAATAGTATGTTACAAGCGAAGAGGTTACAATATAAGACCGTGTAAAGATTTTATGTGGGATTGATGGAAGAGGGTTAAGTGATGGTTAAACAACTATTTTGCAGGCATAAGAACATTGAGTATAAGCAACCTATAACAAAGTTTCACGCGCTTAATACCGAGCCCGTATATACTGTTTGCGCGGATTGCGGAAAACTATTAAAGATAGAACATCTCAGCAATGAAGAATTTTTATTGAGGTTTAGAGAGGTAAAAGAAGATGGCAAAGCGTAAATATGTAGACATAGAACGAGTATTAGACGAAATTAAATGTATGGATAATGGCGGAATTATAACACGTTCAACAAACCATATATGCGAAGATATACGGACAATATCAACGTTCACCGAGCAAGAAATAGTAAAACCATACTTTGAGAAACTAAGAGCAGAAGTAGAAGAAAGGCTGTCAATGATAATGTTCGATGATTACGGCAACGAAACGCCCGAACATGCAGAGTTTATCAGTATATTAGATGAGATATTGAAGGGAGAAGAGAATGGAGAAGAATGAAATCATAACGCCTCGTTATATTGGCTCATACCGGAAGACCATTGAGGAAATGGATAAGACCGTAGGAATGGTTAAAGAGTTCCAGGAAAATCAATTCCCTATCAATGATTGGTGGGGCGAGTTTATGAAGTTATTTAATGAATTTATGCGTGAATACAACGCTAGAAATGTAAAGAGCGAGGGCGAAAAGTGAGTACCATAAGTGCTGTAATGCTGGCTTTAATAAAAGCGCAGATCAAGAAAGAAAAGAATAAATAGTTAAATCCCGGCGCGAGAATAAATAAACGAAAGGAGAATCCCTTCTGATATGTGACTTATAAGTGTAAACCAACTTGCGCCGGATTTATATAAGGGGGCTATATGCGAGATATAGATTATTTACGGGCCATGATTGAGGCTGTATACGATTCAGGGGAGTGTATGTTAGAGGTACTATTCTTAGACGGGGCTACTATTGCAAGATTAACGCCGCTATATGACGAGGAAGACGAGGAAGAGGACTATGATTAAATTATCAATCATTATTCCATGCTATAACGCTGGAAACTATATACATGAGCTTTTAGACGTCCTATATCCTCAGTTAACAGACGAGTGCGAACTAATCATTGTAGACGATGGGAGCGACGAACCATTTAAGACAGATTATAAATGTACCGTGATCCGTCAGGAAAACAAGGGAGCCAGCGCAGCAAGGAACACGGGCCTAGATACCGCTAAAGGTGAATATATAGCCTTTATAGACGCGGACGACCTTGTGAGCGACAAATACATTGAAACGATATTAAACAAGGCAAAAACGGAAGAATTTGACTATTTATATATGTCTTGGAGGGCCTTTGGTGGCTGGAACATGAACGTGTTTTTAAAAAGCGTCGATGATAAATTCCCGCCCTTTAATTTATGCGTATGGAATAGAGTTTACAAGCGTTCAATGATAGGCGACGTGAGATTTAATACTAAAAAAGCCTGTGCAGAGGACGCGCAATTTATCCGTGACGTTAAAGAAGAGGGCAAAAAGGCTTTTATAGGCGAGTATATGTATTTTTATCGGGCCGATGCAAAAGACAGTCTCACGAAAAGAGCGAGAGCGGGCAAGGTGGACACGACAAGGATAGTATATTATTATCCCGAAGTTACCGAGGATATGAAGTATTTAATAGACGAGTTCGCGGAGCTGGATAAGGATGTGGAAGTCATTTTGATGACTAAGAAAAACGCCCTTCCTGAGCTGGTAAATCACGCAATGGTGATAACCCCACAACTAATAACGGGTACAGAACTACGTGGAGAGTATACACCACTATTTCAGAAGGTGGATAAACCGTTAAAGACTCAGGTACTAATTTACGTTTCCGCTCTTTATGCTATCGGAGGGATTGAGACGTGGACATATAACTTTTGCAAGTCCATGCACAAGTATTATGATTTGATGATCCTATACGACAAGAAAATTGACGAAACGCAAAGAAGACGCCTTTTACCCTTTGCCGAGGTAGTAAAGAACACTAACAAGCCGATAACGTGCGACACGGCTTTAAATTGCCGGACTGCTTTAGTCCTTCCTAAAAATGTCATTTATAAGCATAAATACATGGTTGTACATACGTGTAAAATGCGCTCCGAGTGGGAGATAAAAGACAAGGCTGACAATATATTTGTGTCGCGGGCTGCGCGTGATTCGTGGGGGCTGGATGGTGATGTGATTTACAACCTGACACAACCAAGTAAACCGCGAAAAGCATTACTTCTAGTGTCGGCTAGTCGGCTATCATGGGAAAAGGGCGAGAACCGCATAATTACGCTTGCGCAGATGCTTCACAACCTCGGAATACTTTTTACATGGCTAGTGTTCACGGATTCTGAGCCTAAAACCATAGTTGACGGGCTAGTTTATAGGCGTCCTACAATGGAGATTAAGTCTTATATACAAAAAGCCGACTTTTACGTGCAGTTGAGCGACCAAGAGTCCTTTTGTTATTCCTTGGTTGAGGCTTTAGAGCTTGGAGTGCCCGTTATCACAACGCCGCTTGCGGTACTTCCTGAGATTGGATTTAAAGAGGGCGTAAACGGGTTTGCAATTCCTTTTAATGTTCAGGAGTGCAAGAACCTACTCGAAATAGTCAATAGTGATTTAAAGTTCGAGTATAGCCGCGACAATGACAAGATTGTGGAAGAGTGGCGCGGAGTCCTCGGAGATACTACACCGACTAAATCAAGATCACTAAAGGCGGGCTGTGTATATTGTGCCGCGAATATCGAATTTAAAGACGCAAGGACGGGCAAAAGATACCAAGCCGGAGAAGTATTCCAGATGGACGAGAAAAGGGCGAAAAAAGCCCAAAAACAAGGATTTATTGATATATTGGAGTAAGATATGAAGTGTCCTAAGTGTGGAGGGCGTACAGCGGTTATTGATTCACGCCCGCGAAAAAATCAAATATTTAGGCGTAGAGAGTGCCTTGAGTGCGGCTTTAGGTTCAATACGTGGGAGAACTACGAAAAGGACTATAACAAGCCCGTAGCGTTTATAAAAAGGCATTAAAAAGCCCTCGGAGTAAATTCCGGGGGCTTATCCCTCATATATCGCAAGCATTAAAGTGTTGCTCCTGTCAAGAAATACCAACGTTCTAACATTGCTTTCGCTTCGTCGTGTATTTCGTTTATTTCAGGCTGTAAATTGTTTCCTGATCCAGCGTAGTATAAAATACACTCAAGTTCTGATAATGCCTCTAAAATAGCTTTGTTCTCGTCCATAATTAACCTCCTATTATTCCCTCTTCGTTGAATTGTTCTATTAGTTCCGCTGCGCGTTTCCTGAGTTCAACTATTTCGGGTTCCTCGTCTCCCTCAAATTCCTCGCTAAATTCTTGTAAAAACATAAGCATTGTTTCGAGTGTTGTGGGATTTTCAACCAAAACGGGGCATAAATCCCTTAAATCGTTCATAAATGAGCTAAATTGATTTGCGAGTAAGTAAGAAATACTTATAGATTCCATATTGCACCTCCTGATTATTTGTGATAATATATCCAAGTTTGAGAAATTATATGTATTAGTACCCTAACCAAAACTTGAGCTGTTTAAGGGTCATTCCGGTTAATTCTTCCTTTATTTCACCGTGGAAACCGTCCGCGGTGGTATAAGGGATATAACCGTAAATTTTGCCCGTTTTGCGGTCTTCTGTGGTTCTTAAATTGTGATCTTCGACAATCCTACGAATAACGGCATTACACATTGTTTTTCCCTCCCTTAATAAACTTTTATCACTTGCGCTGGTGTATAGTTCATAAATATTGCTATCTTTACGGCTTCCCAAGTCTCGTACTCGTTGCCGTAGTGCTCAAATAATGCGTTGAATAGATTTATTTCGCGTTGTGTCTTCATTTTTTCCTTTCATGCCTTCGTAACCTCCGGGGCGGGTGTCCTATTTACTTGTGCCAGCTGTAAAACTTTTCAATTGCCTCTTCGCGGTTGCTTGCTGTTATATATCCTTGGAAGAGGTCTTCTATTAACACTCTGCAAGATACTTGCGCGGGTAGTGGATCACTTGCGGGCCATTCATAGTCAAGTATTAAGCTTGCGAAAGCTCTTGTTGCTATACACTCATTTTTTGAATTTAACATTTGTTTGTCCTTTCTGTGGGGCTTTTCGCGCCCCGCTTAAAATGTCCTATTAGATTTCCTGTTCCTTTTTGCCGAGGATGTAATTGACTGCTTTATTGGTCTTGCTGGATGCTTCAACGATCATCTTTTTGTTTTCTCTCAAAACCTTGCTCCATCCCTCGATGTATGCGGCTGAGTTGTTAAAGCTTTTACTTGTCTCAATTCCGGCTATATTAACAAGGGTTGCTGCTCCGATTTCTGCGACAAGTTTTTCCTTGCTATACTCTTCATTGCCAAAGTGTGCTGTTGCTGTTAATCTGTTAAGTCTTGTCTTGTGGCCTGTGCTGTGTGTCAGTTCGTGGAATAATGTGCTGTAATATTCTGCGATTTCTTTAAACTGTCCGATTTCAGGAACTACAACTTTGTCCATGTGGGGGCTGTAATAAGCTCTATCACTTATTCTTGAGCGTTCAAGTGTGGGGTGATTTTCGCTTGTCATGTAAAGATTTACTATGTTTTCTGCCTCTTCAATTGGA